TTGAGTGGTAGCCTCACCTGATTTAATACGTGCTAGAAACTCTTTGGTAACTAGATTGTGCAACTCGTTAAAGTTGTCTTCAGTTGCTTTTTTCTTCATTTGTCAAAGAGACAATGGGTACAATGTCATGACACAGTACCTCTACCCGAGATCCAGGACGGAATGTAAATCCAGCCTTCATAATCTCAGTGCATTTTAAAGCTCTCACAAGCTCATAATCCAGCCGCAGCTTTTCTTCATGACGCTTAGCAATAGCTTTACACTGCTCAATCATTCCTCCATCCAAAGGAACAGAGAAGTTAAGCTGCGCACCATAGTTATTATTACGGGTGTAGCCTTTAGGCAACGTATCGTTTCCCATGTAAAACGGGGAAAACGTCATAGTTGTACCATTACAAGAATTACCCCCAGTAAACTGTTGTCTACTAGGGGCACCGTTATTCTGAAATTGTACAGCTTGATTAGTTACGTTACCTGTAGCAGCCGCAATAGGCGATGCATTGTTGCTAACTGTTGGCTCTTCTGCTTTAACCGGAGCTATTGCGAGAAGACAGAAAGCGAGGTAGTAGTAGATTCCTGTGTAATAGTTTCGGTTACGTCGATTGTTTCGATGATCCCCGCTGCTCGGGTTACAGTCTCCAGTTGAAACTGTTCTCCGGCTGTAGTTACCGACCAAGTAGTCGAAGAATCGGTGATGTCCCCGCTCGGGGTTACGTTGGTTCCAGACCATGATGAGTATGCACCACCGTACACTTCGGTCGCAATTGTGCGGGAGATGTCAATAGTGGTGGTAGTAGTGGATTGCATTGACCCCTGGGTAAACTGAGGGGTAACAGTTTGAGCTGCTGCAGGGGATGCCAACAGCAACAATAGGAATAGTTTCTTCATTTTGGTGGCTCCGAAGTAGATTTTTTGGTGTCCATTCGACTGATACCATAGGAAGCTAGAGTGCCGCTAAGCAAACTAGCTACAAACGTGGGATCCATCTTCTGTAGCATTCCCATATAGGACGCTGTAAGAACACCAGCACTCCAGACAAGCACAAGTGCTTTAACAATTTCGCTAAAGAACTCATTCAGAAAGCTCTTCGTCCTGTGCATTTTTCTTTTTGGTTAGCAGTTTCTTGATAATTGGTTTCAAGACGCTAACTGTCTTTTTAAAGACTGCAGTAGCTGTAAGGGTGGCTGCAACGGAGACAGTAGCTGTCGTTGTAGCCGTAGCCAAGATCTCGTTACTTGGAAGTGGTACAGTAATATCAGTACCAGGAACATCGACGTAACGGACCTGTGACGGGACTGGGGGTAGTTTAGGGGGTGGAGGAGTTACCGGTTTTGGCTTCTCCTCCGTTTGTTTTTCTTCGTCACTGTTAATACCACGTACACCTGGCGGTGGACGAAGGTCGTTAGGGGGCACTACAAGCGGTTTGTAGGTGGGTAAAGTGGCTCGTGGCACCTCCAGTACCGGACTGGGCAATTGAGGGGCCTCAGGGAGCCTTAGAACCGGCAGTACCGGAGGGGCTCCTAAGTCCATTATTTATCACCAAAGAGACCGCGCTCGATGAAATCAACGGCTTGGTCATCAACAGTGTTATCAGATTGCTCAGCCAGTTTGCGGAGCAGGTCAACGATCAGCCGCTTTACTTTGTCGCTGTTAATAAACGACATCAGTACGGGACGGATAAGTGCAAACATGATCATAATTAGTAGGTTTACTTCCAACGTGGTCCGCCGATCCAACCAACAAGGGCACGGCGGGTCCCACTTTTAACTTTACGAACACGGTGAGTGATTCTTGGATCAAAGAAGATAATTGTGCCCTTACGTTTAGGGGCAGTAAACTTCTCTGGACCATCCAAAAACTCAAGCTCACCGCCTTCATATTCGGATTCATCACTAAGCTGAATACTGAAAGCTAGCTTACGAATGTCGCCATCTTCACTAGGTTCTATTCCATCAACGTGCCAATCAAACCGACCACCTTCTTTGTAGACGGTATATTGCATAACGTTTTGAAAGATACCATTTAAATCAAATTTAAAATTTTCGTTAGCTAGGTCAGCATAATGCTTAACCCAGCCACTAATCCAAATTTGAGCAGGAACCCAAAGCTGCTCACTGGTACGGTGGTCATCATAACGACCAGTTTTACCTAATTGTGAGCTTTCTAGATTAGATTCCTGTTCTTTAAGTGCTTCAATAGAATGATCAATAAGTTCCGTAGGAATCTCAGTGTGAATCCAAATACAAGTGTTCATAATGGGTGAATAAATTAAAAATTACTCCTCAGGAGGAGCAGGAGGAATCAGTGGATCGGTGCCACTTTCTGGACGGTTACCAGGACGAGGAATACCAAACTCATCACATTTAGCATCTGCAGCTGCTTCATCCTCAAGAATCCGCAGAGCAGGTTCAGGTAGTGGTTCAGGAGCAGTAAACGTATCGGTACCGTCAAAAATTGCACCAAGTGCAGTATCATCAGGGCAAGGCACCCAAGAGGATGCCGTTGCCGAATAATAGAGAGCAGGGTTAAGGGTAGTTTTCTCAACTACAATGTTGTCTTTAATTCGTGCGTACATAATAAATTAAGCCCATTCAATCATGACGTAACCAACGCCGCCCATACCGCCGTTGCCGTATTGGACAGGAGAGTAGTTGCTGCTTGCGCCGCCACCGCCGCCGCCAATACCGCCGTAGCCGCCTTGGTTACCATTACGACCAGCACCGCCACCGCCGCCTAAGCAGCCACCGTGACCACCGGAAGCGAACACAGTAACGTCGTAGATACTAGTAGTAGTGCGAAGACCGTACGAGTTTATACTATGAGTACCATCAACGTCGGTATTGGTAGTTGTTACGTCATAGCGGCTCTTGAACTTGTCGTGAACGCGCCAAGCCATGTTGGCAACGTCCCAGAGGCTCCATTCCATTTGAACATCAGCAGTGCCAGCTCCAGGAGAGGAACCTGCTTGATAAGTAATAGAACCACCGCCGCCAGCACCAGCGCCGCCGTCGCCTCCACGTTGTGAAGAACCCCAGTTTGCGTTAGGTGATCCACCAGCGCCACCGCCGCCCCAAAGGCGACCAAGAACACCGTTCCAGCAGTCTTCGGTATAGTTAATAGTTGGTGCTGCTGTACGAGAGCCAATGCGTGACTGCTGCCAACGGTTGAAACCTTTGAAAACGTCAAAGTTAAAGTTACTAGCATTACGGACAGCCGCTTCACCAATGAAACCAGTACCGTCAGCGGGTTGCGTGGCTTCACCATCACCAAAACGAGCGCCTTCACGGCTAAGCATACCGCTGCGCTGATAACGGTTATCAGTCAAATTATCTAGATAAGCGGTTTGTGGGTTATGGTCGTTGCCACTGAATCCCTGAACATTAGGCATGTTGTCAATGTAATCAGGAACATGGACACCATCAATAAGTCCAGGACCGCCCATTCCGCCAGGAGGAGTACCGACGTAATTCCAGGGACCGTTCTGAGTTGCGTGATTACCCGCTCCGCCAGGACCTGCAGAGCCACCTCCGCCGCCACCACTGGTGGGACAATTGAGAGATGGGGTGTTGTTACCCGTGCCAGTACCACCAGCACCGCCGATACCACCGCCACCACAAGCTCCACACCAGTAGCCAAAAGTCCAGTCGTGAGCTGAACCACCGTCGAAACCGTGACCATACATAGAACCAGCAGCACCACCGCCACCGGACACATAGGTTTCAGGACCCCAAGCAGTTGGTTGCCAAGTACCATAACCACCAGCACCGCCAGCATGTCGCAAAGCAGTACCAGCAATAAGATCATTACCTTGAACAACTACGGTGTCACCGCCTGGACCATAACTGCTTTGGTAGTAGCCACCAGTACCGCCTTCGGCAGACAAACTGACTTCTGCGCCAATAGTTGCACCATTAACGTCTTGGACAGTCGTAGTACCACCGTCAAATTTAGTACCACCCCAAGCGCCAGCGCCACCGTGTCCAGCAACGATACGGAGAACTTGTCCAGGAGTAACGGTATATTCACCAGAAGCCCAGGCACCGCCACCACCACCAGCACCACCGTAGTAGTTACTAGCGTAGCAACCGCCGCCTCCACCACCGCCAATGCAGGTGATACGGACTTGCTCAACACCGTCAGGAACAATCCAGTCAGTAGTTGCACCACCAGTGTCCCCACGATAAAGACGACGTTCTTGAGCACCAACAGCAGTACCATTGACAGTTACGTCAGTTCCAGGGTCACGTTGTGCTTGAGGAAGAACAACACCCCAAGTTGTAGCAACACCAGGAGTAGTTGAACTATCAGTCGTGTCACCACCGTACCAATCTTGCCAATGCTTATAACGACGGTTATCACCCGCTGCAGCAGAAGCTTGTCCCCAGGAAGGAACGTAAACGTTGTCGTTGACCGTAATGGTCACCATGTTGTTAGTGTTTGCCTGTGAGGCAAGGAACACGGTGTTAGGAGTAGTTTCGTTAGGACTAAAGGTAAACGTAATAGGGGTACCTGCAAAGGTAGTACCACCAGGAGTACCATTACCTTCAGCCAACGTGATAGCGTTAGCAGCACCAATTTGAGGAGCAGCAGCGCTAAACAGGTTGTAAGCCACACCGTTGGTCACATTGTCCAACGTAATAGTGTAGGTCTTACCACGAGTAACATCAATAGTACCGTTAGCGTTGTTAGCACCTTGACGGTTAGTAATGTCGCGGACAACAATCTGACCGATCATACCAGCGTGGTTAGTACACTGATAGAAATAAGTACCAGCTGCAACACCAGTGGTGTCCCAAGAAACGGTAGCAGTACCTTCACCAGTATAACCACCAGTAGTCACACTTGCACCGCCGTCAGCAACCCGAATAGCCATCGGGTGAGCAGCAAAGGTGTCAGTGTTGTTAAAAGTAATGGTGTCACCGATGTTAACGGTAATCGTAGGTTCTTGAATCCAAGCAAACGTACCACTACGATCTTGACCATTCAAAGTAAAATGGTTAGTCCGAACGTTACGGGTACGAATAGTGTAAGTGACAGCAGGAACACTACCATCAGTCAGAATAGTGTTACCGCCAGTACCATTCTCTTCGTAAGTAAACTGACGAGAAGAATAGGTTTCACGAGGTGCCTCAGCAACGCTAAGACCCTTACCAATGGTAGGGTTAATCGTAAGCCGCTGGTTGTTACCTTCGTTGTTGCGGAACACCATGTCCCCGATTTCTGTCAGAACGTTCTGAGCAGGAGCAGGGGTAATAGCAGTCCAATCGCCACCCAGAGTAGGGTCAGCTCCAGTGATGCCTTCATTTTCGTCGGCTCCATCAAGAATGAACAGACCACCGTCTTCAGTAACGGTGTCATACAGGTAGTAAGTAGTAGCAATGTTCCACTCACCACGGAAGTTAATGCCTGCTGACATCAGTTCCCAGTCAGCATTCTCCTCAGGAGCGGCAGTACCAGCTGCTTCGTCAGCAACCGCTACATAAGCTTGACCGTTGCGATACACAACGTCATCAGTTTCATACGCGGTAGTATTGTTCCAAGTACCGCGCCAGTTAAATTTCAGTTTTCCGAGATCAATTTGTGCCATTAGGGATCAAGATCAATAATAAAGTGTCCAGCTGCGTTGATGAACATGTTAGGTTCACCAGCGTTAGGGTCATCAACACCACGTACAAGACCGTTGTTACCGATCCACCAGTGTACTTGGTCTTTATAGATGAAATCACGGGGATTATAACTAACGTTATCCCCTTCATCAACTGTACTGTAAGTAACAGTTAATTCGCTAGAATCATTAGGGTCACGACGAATGCCGTAGAAGAAGCTCCTGACAACACCAGCTGCCGCAGCAGTGGCGTCCACATAAGCCCTAGACGTTGCCTCGTCATCATTTGCAGGTGCGTTAGGAAGACCTCTGATAGTATGGGTGTTAACGTCCAGGTCTGCCCCAAGCTGAGGGTTAAGGTCAGATTCAAGGTTGAATGCAATAGCAGCATCAGGAATGTTAACAAAACCTAATTGCTGGTCTACTTCAAGCGCTCCACCAACACTAAACCTACCATTGTGATCAGTAACAGCTGCCCAGATAGCGCCGTTATTAGACGTTGTAATTTCTCTTTCTTGCCTGGGCACACCACCGTTCTCAGGCAGTGCGCGGTAGTTAGTACCAGAGCCAACGTACTCCATCGTGTGACCGCTAGAAGCGATCATAGAACGGAGCCAGAACTGAACGTTATTGGTGCCAATAGCAACATCATCAGTAAAACCAAGGTTTTGACTACGATTAGTAGGGTCAGGGTTACTGATAGTTACGATCCAATCTCCTTCATAATTAGGGGGATCGAGTTCAAAGGTTGCTTGGTCTTCGGGAACAGAGCTTAGGATGGGGTAAATCTGTGTATCACCATTTACCGACAGCAGCATGTTACTGGATGGACGAGTCGTAGCCCCGTGCCAGGTAGCATCACGCTCACCGTTGCTAACACGAATAGTCGTGACAGCATCACCGCTGGTATCAACAGCAGTAACACAGTCAGCAGTAAAGATGTTTACAACAGAACGACCATCAGCAATAAGCGAATAATTACCAAAGTCACTAGTACTTGCAGCAAGGTTCGCTTGACCACCATTGATCACCTTCATGTGATACTGGTTAAAGAAGGCGTAGCTAGACGTAACCTGGGTGTAACCGTTGTTAGTAACAAGGATACCTGGACCGTTCAGAGACGTATGTGTGAAGCTATCACACACCATAGACCGAAGCGGAGAGTTAACGCTAGGCACGGAACCGTCAATAAGAACAGCACCACCAGCAAATCCATCAGAAGTCAAGTCTCCTGCAAAACCTTCGCCAGGAGTATGAGGCGTAAAGTTTACGTTGTTAATACGGCTATCAGAGAAGCTAGTGCAATTCTGAATATAAGGAGACTTACGAATAACTGCATCGGGGAAGAACGCAAAGTTCCAACCTTGTTCAGTAGGTAGACCAGTTTCTTGATCAGTGTCTAGAGGGTTACCGCCACGTTGTCCATCACCTTTCATACCCATAAAGGTAAGGTTCTGGAAATATGAACCGGTGTTAACCCGGAACATAATAGCAAGTTCGTTATCCTCAGGGACGGTTACATCGTAAGCATTTTGGACTGCAATATCTTCGACCCTACCAGTACCAGTAGCAGCTCCAGTAGCAAAGAAGACAGTACCAACGTCATTGTTAGGCGCACCAAAATTTGTAAAATCAGTATTACCTGGCTCACGAATTCGATACTGACCCTCTGTAATCATATCTGTTGCAGGCATTCCACCAATAACAGGGTGAATGATGCAGTTCCTCAGAGATTGACCAACGACTGATATATCTTTTTTCCGAATGTCAATCGGGAATTCTTCTGCATAAACGCCTGGAGCGACGACAATGACAGAGCCATCACCAACTTCATCGGTTTCACCGTTGATCTGTTCCATAGCTGCCCGAATAGTACGCTTCGGAGCGCTAATACGGTGACCTTCAGCAGCATCGTTACCGTTAAGGGCGTCAACATAGACAACCTTACGGAGCGTAGTAAAGGTACCACCTGAAACGACACCAGTCCAACCAGTGCCGTTCCAGATAGAAAGGGTTAGATCATCGTCATTCTGAAGCCAAGTCTTACCAACAAAGTAGTCAGTTCGAGGAGGAGTGTCAGGACTAACAATAGTACGATACTGGTTAGATGCCGCTAGCGCACTAGGAATAGCATCATCAGTATCTACATAAGTCTCGGTGCTAAGGATAGTTTCAGTAGCTTCGTCTTGGAAACGCTGATCCATTGCCGCCGTAGTGGCAATCCTTTCATCAGAACTTTCCCAAGTTTCGTTACTGTGAACAGTATCAACTTCACTATCCCAAGTGTAGTTCTTGATCTCTTGAACAGCAAAATTGTTTTGCTGGAAGTTATCGTTTAGATCTTTAGCTCTAATAGACGAACCTGAATAGAACGTAGCTTTCAGGTTGTCTACATTAGTGTAACGGAAAACTCGGACTCTATCACCTACAGAAAGATCTGCAGTAATCCGAACTGTTGTAGCGTTAGGCCAGGTGTATGAGGTTGTTTCAACGTCGTTGATGCTTACTCGAACGTCGTCTTTTGTAATGTATTCAAATGTGAATTGGAAGTCGGTTTGATTTTCATTACCTTCCTCCACTGTAAAAAATTCTTCAGTTAATGCCATTACGTTACATAGTTATTGTAATGGGTGGATTAAGCAATATCTAAGATAGCTTTTGCTTGGCGAGCCAGCGCAGTATCTTGTTGTGCAGCTTGAGCGTACAGACCATCAGTCTGACCCATGCTTCCGTCAGAAGTAAAGTTGATAGAATCGATCTGATCAATTTTATTCTTTTTATACCATTCGCTAAGGCGTCCAGTCATTAAAGCTTCTTGTTTAGCAGCTTGATAAGCTTGCGTTTTTAAAGCGTTAATTTGATCAACAATAGCAGATTCAGTGGGCGAAATAGGACGAGGGAATGGTCCGTTATTATCCTGTTTTCTGAGTTTGTTAAAACGCTTAGTTAATAGTTTATAGCTAGAATTTTGAGTGTACAAAAATTGGAGTTTACCTCTCAAATCACCGTACTGAGGATTGTAGATATCGTTAGAAAGAATAGCAACTTGTTCAGCACTTTCAAATTGAGTACTATCGTCAGCTTTTGTCAAATAATTCCGTGGCTCTTGGAATCCAAACTCACCGGTTTCTTTAACAATTTTATCACCAGACGAAGTTTCGGTAAATTTAAAAGGCATAAATTCTGCACGAATGCCAGAACCCCAACGCTCATAAAGATTAGCGTCTTGGCGTTGGAAACGACTTGTACGCGCTCGACCAGTCAAAACGTTAGTAATAACGGGACGTGGGCTGTAGATATCAAAACCAGACCTACGTGCATAAGCTCGCATGAACGAACCGAACCAGTCTTCCGTATTAAACTTAGTAGGAGTAATGAAACCATTAGACCAGTCACTCATCATACGCCAAGGACCGATACCAAAGACAGAGCCTGCAATGCTGCCAAGACTATCAGCAGAGGTGTACTTAAAGGTGTCAACGTTAAACAGGTCAGTGGATTGCTCCAGACCAGCCAGGAAGGACTTATCTAGGAACATAGTACTCATGTCAGCCATCAAAGCTCCCATAGCTTGACCGTAGTCACCACGGGACATATGACCGTCCTTATACTCTTGAACCAAAGACGTAGCCATAGCGACAGGCAAGAACACAGGATCTAAGCGATCCAATGCAATTTCAACTCGTTGACCGTCTCCGTGATCAACCACCAAAGCAGAGCGAGTTTCGCCAGTCTTAGTAGAAGCAGAGCGAGAAATGTAGACAACGCCAGTACCTGCAGCTGCTGCAGTAACCCAGAACAGTCCAGCACCAGCAGCCAAGTTAGACTTGACCATCATCTCCATAGCAGGACCACGAGCGCCACTAACAGCATCTCTAAAGTCAGGGTCAAGAGCTTTAGCAAGTGCAGGACCACCAGGGATCGCACCAGTAATCATTGTTGCGCCTTGGTTAGTCAGACCCCACACTGTCTTCATAAAGGGGAAGAACAGGTTAACACCAGGGTGTTTAGATGCAGCATCTTCAAAAATACTGAACAGGCTATTAGTCATGCCTGAGATAGAGTATTTAGAACGTTGAGCATCGATCGGTGCCTGGAACGTCATCAGCTCAGCATACCGCTTAGCTTCAGTAGCGCCAGGTGCAAACCCTTTCATCGGATCACCTTCAATGAAAACTTTCTTCATCTCTTCATCAAGCAGCCCTTCCCACTCAAAATCAGTAGGAGCCTTACCATTCACTGCCAGCTCATTAGCTCGACGCTGTGCCATCATAGAAGCCCAAGACGTACCAGAAGTAATCTTGAAACCTTCGTCAGTTGCCATCAAAGCGCGAGGAACAACGTGCAGTGCAGGGTGCATAGCAGTGGCACGAGCCAAATAATGGGCTGTAGCCATCGTAGCTTCTTTTTCAGTAAGTGTCCCACTCATCATCAGAGCTTGGAACTTACGATCTAGATCCTCTCGTGCTTGCTTAAGGTTCATGGAAGTGTTGTTCCAACGTGCATTGCTAGTTGCAACAGTTTCATTCAGTTTCCAAGCCTTAAGGGAAGTTTTAGCTGCAGCTTTAATGTTATGAGCACCACCAGTCCACAACATAAAGTCGTCGGTATAGGTGTTCAAATTTTTCAAACTAGCAGCGTCCAGTTGCATACTGATAAAAGGTTTACCAACAGCAGCAGCAAGAGGTTGAATGGTGTAACGAGCCAGGTTAGATCCAGCAGCAAATACAGCAGTACGGATACGACCAAGCAGGTTCAGACCATAGTAAAGTCGTCGTGCTTCAGGACCAAAAACTCCAGAGCCAGCCAACCAAGCTTCTTTAATAGAATCGCTAGTCAAGTTAGCCCAGTCCACAGGACGAGCAGAGTCTTGAATAGCAGCAATAGCTGTCAACTCTTTTACAGCTTGCAGTGCTTTTTCATCACCGTCAATAGCCCTATCAAAGATGTCAGTAATCCAACGCTCTTGTGGGTCAATCTCAGGGTTAGCCCGGAACAAAGCCTCTTGGTCAGTCAATGTAAAGACATCAGCAAGCTCCCGCTCCATGTCAAATAGATCGAGATAGCGTTCTTCATCAATAGCTGAAATGACTTTGCCACGTGCATTGTAGCCTTGAGCAGACCAAGTGCTTTGCCAACGACGATAGAGGTTAGCAAAACTTTCACCTGCAGCAACTGCGTTTCTCAGTTGAGGTAGCAAAGGTGTCCAATCTTGTCCAGCAGAATCAAGCGTATGAAGATGGAAAGATTGATCAATCAGCGACTGATTAGCGTCGCGCATAGCCACTGCAATTACAGTGTTAGCAGCAGGGTCTGTCCAAAAGTTTTTAGCTGCTTCTTGAGTAACAATAGCAGATTCTTCAAGACCAAGTTCACCAACATCTTTACGTTTAAAGAATTGTTCGGATAGATTAGTCAAGAATTGACGGTAATCAGTTGACAGTAAACTACGATTATCTAGCAAAAATTGAGTAGCAGTGTGAAGTCCACCAGCTCGAATTTGTGCAGCGTCAGGGAATCTACGAAGTGTAGAAGCGACAACTTCATACATCTCCTGGAATTTAGGAGTCTTATCTTTACTGATAGCGTCAGTAGTGTTGTAAAATGGAGTGCTCTGAATGTCAGCATCTTTGATAGGACGAGTCGCATTGACCATAAAGCCAGTAGGACTCACACCATTTACAGAATCTTTAACAACAGTGTTGCTAACAGTTTCTGCAGTTTGCTGTTCAGAAGGTTCCACATACCGATTAGGAGCAGGGGGTTGAACAGGGTCTTCTACAATATCTGCCACAGCAGAGGGAGGGACACCCGTTTCTTCTGCAACTAGTTTAATGTTTTTAGAAAACACCGTGTCCCACGTATCACGGATAGGGGACATGGGACCTTCCCAGATCTTACGTGCAAACCTAGGAACAAAGATGTTCATACCCAGGTTATGCATGAACTTACTGATCTGACCCCAGCTACGATAGCCAAGTCCTTCACCTTCAAGCAAACGACGAGTAACTTCCTCACCGTCCATGCCAAGAGTGTTAGCTACTTGACCATAACCTTTAGCAGCTGTACGTGCCAGCAGGTAGTCATCAGGAGATTCAAACGCAATAGTCTCGATGATTGAGTCAGTAATGTTACCTTGTAGGTATTTCTGGAAAATAGGATTAGTCCTGATTGCTTCAGGCATCATCCGCTTAGCACCAGGAACTTTTAAGAAACGTCCATAGATGCCAGTAGCAGTAGCAAGCTTGCTAATATCATAGACAGACTTAGCAATAAAATCATCTTTAATAAGAGTAGGTGCTTCGTTCCAGGGCATGTCCTGCCCAGTCAGTGAGGTGATCGCTGACATAGGAAGCATCTTACCGCTTTGAACGCCAGCTTCCAATCCTACAATAGCTTTACCGCCTGGAATGTTATCAGCAACAAACTGCTGCACATCTTCTCGGCTCGGTTGAATGTCGGATAAAGTCTTTACAGCAGGTCCAACAATAGGAACGTCTTCTGTAAGATTCTCTGCAGCTTTGAGAGTTTCATCCATTAACGTGACAGGCTGAGTAACAGCATTAAATACGTTACCCGCAGCAGTCAGAAGACCCTCGGGTCTGTCAGGTCTGTCTGCTTCCATAGATGCACGTTCAGGACCGAAGTCCCTGGTGTCTTTCTCAAACTGAAGTTGCTCCTCATCTGTAGCTTTTTGCTCTTGAGTTTCTAAAAGTTGCTGAAACTCTTCAGCTTCTCGCTGTCTCTGTAGTAGTTCTTCAGGAGTCATTGTTGATTACGGTTCTCGAACCAATTAAATAATGCGGTGGTGTTTTGACGTTTTGTCCTGTAAGGGCTGGAAAGGATATTCCACAAACCAGCATCAGCTTTCATCTCTTTAACTAGGGCTTCCCACTGAGCTTTAGGTGTATAGACGAAATAGGTCCAAGCCACAAAACCTGCGTTTTCTGACATGCCTGTATTCTGTAACCATTGTGAGGTGCCGAATGAAAGAGTTTTAGCTTCTGCTTCAGTAATTTTTGGACCAGGAGTTATTCCTACAGGTTTAGTCGGATCGCTTTTTTTGTTAAGTTGAATTCTGGTTTCAACATCCGACGGTAATTTAATGCTTCTATTTTGCTGTTCCCATAGTTGCATAGGATGATAACCTAAACCTGCAGCTAATTCAGTAAATGCAGCGGGCCAGCCTCCAGTTTCATTAAAAGCTTTACCATACTCTTCTAATTCAGAATAAGTAAGAATCCGCATTTTAGATTCTGCTACTCCGCCACTTTTTACATAAGCGTTTTTAAGTGAAGTTGCAACCGGTTTACCAGGATCCCAGTACGCTTCCTTGGCTACCACATTTTCCTGAGATGCAAAGTAACTAAGATTATTAACATCAGAATGTTGACGTAACATGTTAACTACTTTATCTTGTGCATCTTTAGGTAAAGTTTTATTTTCAGCATCTCTGAGAAAACCTAAACCTTGATACCACCCTCCAGGACTTGTGTAATCCTGAATAAGTTGATCGGCTTTTTTCTCAAGAGCCATTTTACGTTCTGCTGCATTAGGCAAGTTTTTATATGAAGGGCTGCTAGCAAAATTTTGAAGTTCACGGAACAAATCATTCCGCATATTTCTTTCAGCGTTTTCAATAGGGGCAATATCTCCACCATTAAACCAGCCACTTGGAGTAGTGTAGCGACCTTCTTTATCTAGTTTAAAGCCAGCACCTTTTTTAGCAGCGGTTACAATAGTTTTAATTTTACCACGAACATCTTCACCAACTAAGTCGTTGACATCTTTACGAGTGTCAAGACGATCGATCAAAGAAGTTTGCTGTTCAATAGGAAGTCCTGAAGTCTTAATGGTAGTTTCAGTAACCGTTACATCACCATTAGCTATAGCTATTGCCATATCGTTATAGTACTCAGAACCTCGACGACCAATTAAATTATTTATATTGGTGTCAAAATTTTGTGCAACTTCAGGATCAATAAGACGAATTTGTTCGTAAAGCCTTCTACTTAATTTTCTAGCATCTTGGAAACTACCACCAGAGTCTAGAAAGCGTTCAACTTGTAAACGGTTTTCTGCTGCAAGATCAGTTGCTTGCTCTTGATCGTATTTGTCTTGGTTCTTTTTAAGACGATCTGCGTCTTTATTAAAAGTTTTCCAATACAAATCTCCTAAGCGTTGACCACCACCAGGAAGAATAACGTTCTCCAATTGAGTGTTTAGAGACTTGTCTCTTTCAGGTGTACCAAGCATTTGCTCAAGAATAATAACCTGAGCTTCACTAGCACTAAGACCTGTGTTAAGTTTCCTAGCATTGTCAGCTAGACGGATAAATTCAGCATCAACAGCTCCAGGAGGCAGCTGCCCTGCTTGGGATAGCTTAACAAGTCTAGCTGCAGAAGCACTGGCTTCTTGCTGTAATTTAGCTTGGTTACTACGTTGTTGTACTGCGTTGGCTTGAGTAACAAGGTTACTGGTCCTATTCTGCAGCACTTGACGGTGCATTGGTTTTAGAATTTCTACAAAACCAGCTTTGGTTGCGTAGTTAACACCACGTTTTTTGTAGACTTGACGCAATGCAAAATCAACTGCCATGCTTGCAGTAGCAGGATTTTGTGCAAGCTGAAAAAGAGGAACCTGCTGACCATTGTAGTTAACCATGTAGTTACTTTGAAGCAACGTGTTAACATCAGAATCAAGACTTGCAGCTACATCATTTAGGAATGCTTGCTCGTTAGCAACACCTGAAAATAATTTGCTAGTACCTTCAGCTCGTTTACCAAACTCATACGTCTGACCCTCTACTTCTGAAATGCGCGGATCTTCACGCATGGCAGAGTCAACGTATTGACCAATGATTTTATCTTCATTAGCTTGTTTTACAAAAGCTTGTGTAGTTGTTCCGAACTCTTTAACAAAAGGAGCTAGCTTTTCATAGTTTTGTCCAGCAAATCTAGCGTCTTCGATACGTTGTTGATCTACAACTCGGTTAGAATTGAAGAAATCTTGCAGAGCACTTAGCTCTTGTTCATAGCGTTTACGCGCTTTGGTGGTATTATCAATTGGGGTCGGCGGATCAAACTTAGGACCCAACGCATAATTTTGATATTGAGCCATAGTTAATTACTTAGTTCTTAAGAAATTTGCATAAGCACCACCGAGTGGTGACTTAGGTCCGGTAACTTTTTTAAACGCATCTACCCCTGTTGCTTTGCTGCCGCTGAGTTTAGTGAGATCGCCTTGAACACTAAGAGCTGTTGTGAAACCGCCCAAAGCAGCAGAACCAAGACCACCAATCAAAGACAATGCGGAAGGTCCAGACTGCATCACAGGAGCAGTAGGATCAGGACCACGTACAGGTGCAGGCGAAAGGTTTTGGAACAAACGACGACGATAGCTGTTAGCTTGGTCGGTCAATTCCTGTGCAGTATCAATGTCAGCAAACCTAGCACGAAGTAGGTTGTCCATCATCAATGCTTCATCCCTACCTTTAGCGCCCCGAGCCATAGCCAGTACTCGATCGCGGCTAGCACCAGAAGGCATGTTGGCAAGGATCTGACCTTCTGTTTGAATTAGTTTACTTTCTCGATCAACGTCAGCAAATGATGCTGCACCATAACGTTCAGCTGCTCTTTTGCTTACACTGGTTAAACCTTTGCGTAAAGTTTGTTCAGTTTCTACAAGGTTGCCACGGTAGTCGGCTACTTCTTGACGATAGAGAGCCGCCTCTCTTTCCTCTTTAAATCTTTTAAGCGCTAGTTGATCTCGAAACTGATTTTGCCTAGCACGATTTGTTTCATCAGTTTGGCGTCGTCCCTGCTGATATCCGCCAATAGCGGACATACCGCCAGACAGAGCAGACAAACCACCCAGGATTAGTGAGATGGGTTCCATAGTCTACAGAATTCTATAAAGGGTAAGTTATTGGGTCCGTGTTCGATGACTCGAAGAAACTTAAACCCAAGGAATCTGAGAAGTTTAACGTGGGCAACATTACGTGCATCCACGATATTAAAGAGCATCTTCTCTTGTCTGCTCTCAATAAAACGTTTAGCTTCACGTGCAAAGGTGATAGGGTACTCATCAATGGCTGGAGTGCATAGCATCCAGATAGCTCCATTATCATGAATACCAGCCATTCCGGCAGTCTTGCCGTTTGGCACGGTGAAATACACGCAGAAGCTCTTAGAAACGGCTTCAGGGATCACGAGCATGGGATCATACCCGTGACCCTCTTCAACCTCTCTGCGGTCCTCGTAGCGCAGGTTAGAGGCTACTTCAATAGCAGCCTCAACCGTAGCAGGGTGAATGTACTTAGACACTTCGATAATACATAGGAGTATAATTCCCTTCCCACTCCATAGAATACAACGTAGTAGGTGAAGGATGTTTAGAATTAATTTCTAAATTAAAGTTAATGTTTTTATCGTAAACAGGTATAGTCTTGTAACCAATATCACTGATAGCTGCTGTGTCAGCTTTATAACGTCCTAAAATAGCGTTTTCAAGAATAAGGGTACGATCAGCTCTACCGAAAGATTTCAATACAGCTTCATAGTAACCAGAATCCCCTAAAGTAAGTTTGATTCTATTAAGAGTTAGGTAACCACGAGTGTCTGCCTGAAGTGCTCCAGACATACCACTCTTACTAGTAGGATAAATAGTTGGGAATTCAATACGCATATTAAACGTATAACCCAGAGCAATAGGATCATCGGTCCAATCGCCTAGCAAACTACCCGTTGTACCGTCAACAGTAATGTCACCAATGCGACCAGGCTCATCTCCCATGCTAAAAGCTTTTAAATCTTCATCTTCAAAGTAAGGGATAGGCATCGTAAATGTAGTACGGTTAGTACTTTCATTGTACGACATATCACTTTCTACCACCGAACCGTAGTAATCAAAATGAATACGGAAATCGTTGTCAGTAAAAGTAGTAGTATTTTTTAAAGGACGAATGTCACCACGTACAAGACGTACATTACCATCAGCGTCTTCCAAAGCAGCATAGTAGCTATCCTTGATCAGAGCATGATGAACAACAGTACCCATCATAGTCCAATAGAACCAGGAAGCAAGTACTCGTTTTTCTCCAGTGTTAAAATATTTATAACACCAGACAGTATTGCTATCCCGCTCACAA